TTTATGAACCAATTATTAAAAAAACTTAGAGTGGATAATAATAAAACACAAAAAGAGGTTGCAAAGGCTTTAGGATATAGCAGCAAAAGCGGATACTCTATGCTGGAGAATGGGAAAATTGAACTTACTATTTCTAAAGCAAAAATAATAGCTGATTTTTACAAAATTGATCCTAAAATTTTTTTAGAGTAAAAGTCCAATAATGTTGGATATAATAAATTTTAATACATAAGGAGGAAAAAGTGAATGGTGCAAAAGTACAGAAATATATATCAAATTGCTAGGGAGAGTACAGGTTTAACACAAGATAAAGCTGCAGAGCTCATGGATATATCAGTGGACAGCATAAGAGCTTATGAAGGAGGAAAAAGAATACCTCCAGACAGAGTAGTAATTATGATGGTGGAAATATACAATGCTCAATATTTAGCATATCAGCATTTAAAAACATCAGCTGAGATTGGTCAAAAGTATTTACCTAACATTGAAATAACAGAATTACCAGTTGCAATATTAAGACTACAAAAGGAAGTTACTGATTTTATAAAATGCAAAGATGCAATGATTGAGATTACATGTGATGGAATAATTGATGAAAATGAAAGACCTGAATGGAATCACATAATGAAAGAGCTTGATGATGTTGTTGAAGCAATAATGGCATTGAAATTTTGCAAAGTAACACATTGAAGTTTTATTCATAAGATGAAATGTAAGAGATTTAGGGGTATGGATATGAAGAATGACAAAATAAAAGTTACAATAATGGATTTGGAAGATCAAAAAGGTTTTTATGATCTTTTAGCTCAGGCTCAGATTGAAGCTGTTATGAGCATGTGTACTAAAGAATTAAGACTTGCAGTTCTTGATAATGCATTAGCAATTTTAAAAGGTGAAAAAGTTCTTACTAAATGATAAGCAGGCTGAAAGGCCTTATAAGAATACTTAACATAAAAATTAAAACGTAAGGAGGAGGCAGAATGCAGTCAATTAAATGTCCTATGTTTGTACACAATAGTGCAGAGATAAAAAATAAAATTGTGGATAAAAGCTGCAGAAAAGTGCATATTCTAAAATTCTGCTGTGGTAATTATAAAAACTGCAGTTTATGCAAGGAGGTTTAAGAATGGAAAGGTCAGAAGTTGAAAAAATATTTAAAAGAAATGGATTAACAGATTATAGATTAAGAAACCTGGAAGATTTAAAGAAGTGCCTTGGAATTGATGCAGAAAAGGTTAATGGATATGAAGATCTTACAGAAGATAATAAGAAAATATATAAAAACTTTATCATTAATTATTTTAATCAGATTGGAATGGATAGAAAGATGATTACTTTTCCTAAAGCAATAAATTTTGTTGAGGAAATAGACTATACTGCACCACATCCAGATGCAGAAAGTGATGAAAACTATAAAGATGTTTATGTAAGTGTTAATACTAAAATAATTGTATTAAAAGCTGACGGTACAAGAAAGCAGCTCCATAAATATTGTGATAATGAATATAAGTATTTAAAACCTACTAATGAACATAAGAAAAGATATTTAAGATTTGCTTTTTTTGAAGGGAAAAGCAAGGTATGGTTACATGTAACACATGAAGGAAAGCAATGGTACTAATAAAAAAGAACCTTATAAAAAGGTTCAACGTAATTCTGAGTTAAGGACTGCCATCCTTAACTCCATTATATAGAAAAATGGAGGAAATGTAAATATGATTACAGTTTTAGATTTAGGAAATAACAATATAAAGGGACTAAATGATTTAACTGGTCCAATAAATTTTAGAAGTAACTTAAGCAGAGATTATGAAGCATATCCTGATGGATTTAATTATGTATTACTTGATGGACAATATACTTATTTTGAAAAGGGAACTTTTAGCAAAGAATATATAAAAACTAACAAAGATTACAAAGCTCAGCTGCTATATGGAGTATCAAAATTAAATGTTGATGCAGATCTTATTGATACTAATTTAACTTTGCTACTTCCAATAAGTGAAATGGAGCATAAGTCAAAGTATGAAAGTGAATTAAAAAATAAACAGTTTAAGTTTACAGTAAAGGTTAATAAGAAAAAGGATATGACAGTAAATATTAAAGATGTTTTTGTTGTACCTGAAGGTTATGCAAGTTATTTTGTTTTAGATGATAAGGTAAAGGCCAGCAATGTTTTAGTAGTTGATATTGGTGGAAGAACAACAAATGTTGTTGCAATGGATTATGGAAAACCACAGGTGCTTAATACTTATAAAATAGGGATATTGGATTTCTATTCTAAATTGAAAATCTTAAATGAGGACAAACAGTATAAGCTTGAGGATATTGAAAAAGCTATTAAACGTGGAGATATTAAGGCATCACAAAAGGACCTGGCATTATTTATGAATGAAATAATAAATGAAATAAGTCTGGCAGTTAATATTAATCATTACAATGTAAGGTTTACTGGAGGAGGTTCAGAAGTATTAAAGGATGTTATTACAAATAATTTACCTAAGCAATGCAGCATATTAGAAAATCCACTTTATAGTAATGTTTATGGAGCATTAGCAGTAAGTAAGCAGATATGGAGCAGTAAAAAATAATGGCAAAGGGTAAAAGAAAAACAATAATACTTAATGAAGATAATCCAAAAGAAAAAATAATATTAGAGCTGCTTGAAAAGCAATATAATGCATCAGAATTTATTAAAGATATTTTATATGATTATATACAAAAAGATAATAGCAATAATTTACATGATGATAACATAATGACCAATGTATTATCAATGAATGGTAATACCATTATCAATGAGTTACCACACAATGATAATATAATGACAACAGAATTATCAAATGATGATAATTGTAATTTTTTAATTGATATAAATAATGTTTCAGAAAAAGATGCAGATATAAATGCTGCATCTGACTTTGAAAATCCAAGTGATAATGCAATTAATTTTTTAAAGAATAGCTTTTAGGAGGTATAGTCATGGAAAAAGCATATTATGCAATTATACCAGCAAATGTACGATATGATGAAAAGCTGAAAGATAAGGCAAAGCTTTTGTATGGTGAAATTACTGCCCTTACAAATGAAAAAGGATTTTGCTGGGCCAGTAACAGCTATTTTGCAGATCTTTACAAAGTTACTAAAGAAACAATATCAAGGCTCATAAAGAATTTGGCTGATGGCGGTTATGTAAAAATTGAAATGGTGTATAAGAACCGAGAAATAATAGGACGAAAGATATATATTCAAACATCAATACCTATTGACAAAAATGTCAATACCTATTGCTCAAATAATCAAGAAGGTATTGACCAAAACATCAATACCCCTATTGACGAAAAAGTCAAATATAATAATACAGTATATAATAATACAATTAATAATACATTAGATAATACTATATCTAAAGATATAGATAGCTGCACAAAAGAGCAGCAGGTTATAAAAGCATGGAATGAATTGAAATTAAATAAAGTTATTGCAATTAAAGCTGGAACTGCAAGAAGTAAAATGCTTAATGCTCGTATTAAGGAATATGGGTTGAAAGATGTGATTAAGGCAATAGAAAGTATTGAAAATAGCAGTTTCTTAAAAGGTCAAAATAAAAACAACTGGATAATAACTTTTGACTGGCTGTTAAAGCCTAATAATTTTTCTAAGGTCCTTGAAGGTAATTACATCAATAGAAATAAGGCTGAGCAGAGTAATAGTACAAGCAAAAATGAGAAGCCACCACTAAGATTTAATAATTTTGAGCCTAGAGAATATTACAATGATCCAGAGAAAATGGATAAATTAGAGAAAAAGTTGTTAGGGTGGGATGATGATGAAGCAAGCTGAGTATGATTATTATGTTACTCCAGAAGAATATGAAATAGCTGCAGCTTTAGGAATAAGTAAAGATCTTGTTAATAAGAGAATAAGATTATATACATGGCCAAAGCAAATGGCAATTTCAACAAGGCCAAATGAAACAAGCAGATATGATAAATCAGTAAAAGTTAAACTTAAGAAAAATGGAATTAATGAAAGCACTTTTTATAAAAGAATTGCTTATGGCTGGTCAATTGAAAGAGCCAGCACTGAACCGATAAAGTTAAGAAAAGACATAATTAATAAAATGGCAGATATGAGAAGGAGGAGTATTAATGGCTAATAGAAGATTTCCTAAGTGCGGAGATATGGTAAAAATAATAAAAGGCAATAAAGCAAAGACATATGAGAATTGGGAGTTAAAGGTTAAAAGAGCTCCATTTGTTTTTGACAGAGATATTGTTGCACAGCTTGAAGGTGTGCGAGGTTATGTTTCAATAAAAAATTTAGAAATAGTTAAATATTGTGACTAACAAAGGGATTACAAAATGTTAAGGTTGCAATTTTTATATGCAGGGGGAGCAGTCCTCCTGCAGTATTAGGTGGAATTATGGATATTAAAAATAGAGATAAAAGTAAAGAATATACGTTTCTTGAAGCATGGGAAATGTGCCTGGAAGAAAGTAATATTGTTATTACAAGCAAGAGCAGTAGCAATAGTTATAGAATTGAAAATGTAGGCAAGAATAAGAAGTTGAAGTTTTATAACCCTGTTATTTGTGGGTGGCAAGTGTGTGGGTATGTAGTGCCTGAGGAAATATTTGATGTATGGTATCTTACTTATTAGAATTATAAGGATCTTTGAAAATTTAATATTGTAATAATATTATGATATAATTTGAATTAAAGTATATTATTACAAAGGAGAATAAATATGGAAACGGCAATAAATATGGATATATTATTTAAAAAGGTGAATGAAACATATGATCATGAAGAAAGACGTATAGTAGGAATAATGATGGCAAGATATAATATTAATGTAACTAAACAAATAATAAATGAATGTTATAATTATTGGTATTATAATACGGAGAAATTTCTGGATATTTATTGGGCAGGATATGGTGCATATCTTCCAGAAAGTGAACAATCAACAACTAAAACTATATTGAGCTTTAATGGTAATATGAATAGATTATACTTTGACTTAGAAGCGTTCATTAGTATAAAGAATGAAATGAATAAACTATATAATAGAAAATATAGAGATCATATAGAGTTAATATTAGTGAATTATTATGATGGAAAATTACATTTTGATGAATCATTTAAAATAGATTTAGAAAAGAATCTGGATGAAAACTATATAAAAATTAGAGAAATTATAGAAGATATTACAGAGTGGTCTAAATCTGAACATGATGTTCTTAATTTGATCAAAAAACTAAAAACTACTGAGTTTTTTGATTATGTAAAGTCAATTAAAGTTACTGATGCAATTAATATTGCGTTAGCAGCAGCAGGGTTAACTGTATAGTATATATGTAAGTATAAAAATTTAATATAACAGTATTATGTCGCATTTTTTATTGAATTTGCGATATTTTTATTATTTAAAAAGGAAGGAGATATATGATGAGCGAAAAAATAAAAAAAGAATTAGCATTATACAAACTAAGAGAAATCGAAATTGATGATATGAAATTAAAAGTTGAAGAATTACAAATAGGTGAGCAGCTTGGAGCAATGTCTTATGATGAAAAAGTTCAAAGTTCGCCAAAGTGTAAAAATAATGATTATGTTATGAATGAAATTGAATTATTGAGAAAGAGAATAAGATTTAATGAGATAGCAAATAAGCGTATTGATAATGCACTTAAAAGATTACAGGATGATGAAGCAGAAATTATAAGAAAAGTTTTTATTGAAAAGAAAAGTATGTCGCTTGCTTCACATGAATTGTTTAAATCTAGGAAAAGTGTTAAAAAGTCCATTGATAGGGCATTTGAGAAACTTAAACTTGCGTAGGGGTAGCAGCAAGGGTATCAATAAAGGTACCACAAAGGTAGCAACAGGGGTAGCAGTTAGGGTAGCAACAAAAGTACCTTCTCAGGCACAAAAAAATATTATATACTGTAATTGGTTAAGAAAGAAATTGATTTTAACCTGTCATAAATTCTCAATACCCTTTTACCATATGAAAAATACTTCATAAGCAATTAAGAAATTAGTTGTTTGTGAAGTATTTTTTGTTACAAAATTTTATAAAGGAGGATTAGATTCATGCAGAAAAAATTAAAATTAAATGTTAGGTTTTCAGGAAATACAGTTGTATGTGCTAAATCTCCTGAAAAATGTAAGGAATGTATAAATCAAAATAATTGTGAAACATTAATACTTTCTTATGATCCTTATAGAAAAGCAGATATTCTATATTGCTTTAATAATAATGAAAAAAGAAGGTGAATTTAATATGAAAAACTATAGTTCACCTAAAAGACGTAAAAAAAAGCAGCCAGCTAATCCAATTAAAAAGATTGAGCAGATTTATGATATTCAGGATTATTTAAAAGTAAAGAGTTATAGAAATTATATGTTATTTATACTTGGAATTGCTACTGGATATAGAGCTGGAGATCTTGTTAAATTAAAAGTACGAGATATAAGAAATGCTTTAGATACTGGATATTTTACAATAATGGAAGGTAAAAAGCTTAATTCTAAAAATATTAGAGAAAA